CTGGGAGTCCTGTTGGGGGCCGGAATCGATGTGATTTGCAACCCTCAGCCGGCAGGTGCTTTCTGGGGCGTTCGAGGTGGCATAAACACGTCATCAAACCCTGCAACCAACGGTGATAACTATACCCGCCTTACCAATTATATAGCGGCCACCTTGGCCGCCGGAATGGGCCAATATGTAGGCCAGGTAATTAATCAGTCACTTTTTCAGAAGATCAGATCCACGCAACTCTCGTTTCTCAGCAACATGTTGGGTCAAGGCCTGTTGGGTAGCCTCGATGGAACACTTCCGTATAGTGTAATCTGCGACACGTCCAACAATCCATTATCCCGCACCAGCCTTGGATACGTCCAGTCCGATGCCCAAGTGCAATACCAATCCATAAATGAACGCTTTATCGTCAATGTTGAAGGCGGTCAGACTGTCCAGGTCTCGGTGCAGACCCTACCTACCGGCCAGATTAACTAGGAACCGCAATAATGGCATTGACTACCTTCTCAATAGGCCGCGATACGCAACTGGTCATTATGGGACCGAGTGGACGAATTGACCTAAATCATGTGACAGGCTTTGAGAGCCGCCAGATCACGGTGCCTGTCCGGGTTTCCCGCATCGATGGGACCCAGTTGGGTACAGAGCTTCCAAAAGGCTGGGAAGGCACGTTCGAAGTGGAGCGCGGCACATCGGTCCTTGATGACTTTATCGCAAGCCTGGAAAGCGGATATTACGCTGGGACACCATTGCAGCAGAGCACGATGTACCAGTATATTACCGAGGCCGATGGTTCTGTTTCAACGTACGAATTCATCGGTGTCGTATTCAAACTAGCGAGCGCCGGCGTTTGGAAGGGCGACGCCAGTGTCAAGCAAAAGCTTGATTTCTTTGCTACTCAGAAGCAGAGAATCTGATGCAGATCTTGCAGGATTCGACGGAACGCGTTCTCAGAACTATCGACAAATCTGGCCGGACGCTCGTCATTCATCGACCAACCGCCCTTGACACTCTGCGGCTGTTCAAGGCCGCTGGTCCTAACCTTGCCCAGAATGAAGCGTGGCTTGCCATGGCTGGCCTTGCATGTGCAGTACGAGAGATTGACGGCATCCCAAGTCCGATGCCCGTAAACGAGGCTCAAATTGAGGCATTGGTTTCGAAGCTTGGGGACGTTGGGCTTGAGGCGATTGCAGCCCTTCTTGACGCAAACGAGTTATCTGAATCTGTGGAGATCCAAGCGGGAAACTCGCGCGGCACCCCATTCTGATCGACTGCCTATATTTGGTCCGACATGGGGTGCCGTACGAAATTGCGTTCACTTTGCCGACGGTAGACCGCATTGCGCATGTTCTAGCTCTGGGAATACTTGATGGCCATCGATTCAATTGGTCAACCTTCGAGTGGCACCAAGAGTAATAAATCTAATCGGGCTGTAGAGCTATCGCGCCGGTTCAGCGATAGACGGACCTCTTCCCGAGATTTTCTAACGAAATCGGTCGTTCAGAGGCAACGGATTGGCTGGTTTGTGAACCTACAGCGGAAATCTTCTGTCTTAACCCGTGCGATTGCTCCGGCTCCGCGAGTTCCCCGTAGACGGACCAGATCTGCGTGGATTTCACCGATACCGCCATTAAGCGCAGGTTGTTTGCCGGCCCGGAACGGTCTCGCTTCTAGAATATTGACCCGGTCAGTTGGTGCGCAGACCAGGAGGGAAGTCGATCCTAGTCCGGCCGATACTACGACTGCCTACGCGGTCTCCGAATCATCGGCCCAGACAGCAAGGGCTTTCCGAATGGTGCCTCGATTTGTGCCGAGGGACGTAAGCCACGCTAGGATGAATAGGCACTCCGCAGCGGTGATACCATCGGCACGTCGAATACAGACCAGTTTCGCTGGCTGGCCGATGCTCGGTCGGGGCGCCCGGGCATCAGCGGCAGGGAAGATGGGCCGGCAGACCGTAAACATTCCAACCGTATCAATGGCACCGAATCGGTACCACAATCATAAGGCGCAGATAACCGAGGAAAGCTCAATTTTCCCAGGCAGGCCTGGCCAAGACAGGTTGATAGCGTTGGAGTTCGCCTCCCGTCCGCCGGCCTCCGGGTATCTCTTTACACAACAGGATAGTTTGCAATCCGAAAAAGCCGCGGTGGTCTCATCGCCGTTCGGTAGGGGACAAGTTTCTGACGGAGGCCAATCACGCGCTGGGACTGTCTATCTGGACAGCGGGGTGCTCGGCAGATGGGCCAGTCAACATCTTGAGCATGTTCTATCCAGAGTACCAAACGGAATGACAGGCATAGATCCTCGCGCCTCGAGTCCTCGCGGACTTGTTTCACCGTTTTGATGTCAGTCCACTCTAAAGCCGATCACAGAAGCATATCTTACCGGTGGAGCGATCTCTGAATAACCCTGCTTTTACAATCGGTCCTATCAGTCTGCAGGATTTCGAGATCCCGACCCACATCCGGTACGGCGGTCAGCAAAGAGTAGCAATCCACCGCCTGCTAGACGGCGGCCGTGTGGTCGAGCCACTAGGTCCCGATGAGAGCGAGATCCAATTTGAAGGTGTATTTACTGGTCAACAGGCGGTTGGCCGGGCGCGGGCTCTGGACCAGCTCAGGTCCTCGGGCGCAGTTGTTATCCTTTCGTGGCAGGCATTCCGGTATCCCATCATATTGAAGGATTTCCGCGCAAATTATTCAAATCCCTGGTGGATTTCGTACTGTTTAGATTGTGTCGTCGCCGTTCAGGCCAGTGGCCTCCCTAGCCCCGCCACAGCGGTCAGAGCCGCGATTGCAAGTGATATCTCGACCGCTGCGGCTGCCCTCCTTAGCCTACCGATCCAACTTAATATGATATCAACCGCCGCAATGGCCTCTGGAGCACTTGCGCTGGGGACTGTCGCAAACGCACAAGCCGCCGCCGCCGCCGCGACGACCCTTAGCTCGGTCGGTATTGCGATAGCTACAGCATCAAATGCACTCGCAACGGCCGGTCAGGGCGAACCGGAACCCGGTCTCTTCGCCGCTTCTGTCAAGGCGCAATTGGCCAACATTGGGACATTAGCAATGGCAACTACCGCGCAGTCTTATCTAGGTCGCATTGCGATGAATATTCGGAATGGAGATGTTTGATATGACTACGATAACAGTGACTGGCGGCAATCTTTTCCAGATAGCAGCGGCGCACCTCGGCGATTCGCTTCAGTGGATAAACATCGCGCGAGCAAATGCGATCAGCGACCCAATGTTGTCCGGAATAAACCAGATAATAATTCCGACATATTCCGACATATTTTCTGACGGAATCGGACCACAATAGCACAAAACGAGGCTCATGTATGAGCGTGTCGGTCTCTATCAATGGGCAACCTATTCCGGGATTGATGAAAGCTGATATAACATCAACGAACTACTTTTGTGCCGGCTCCTTTTCGCTAGTTTTCGCAGCTGGGGCGCCTCCTCTGGTCGACATTGATACGTGGTCAGACCTGGCGACGGGCTCCATCGAGCTAAGTGATTTGGAGTGGTCGGATTTGACGCCTACGGCACTCATGACAGGGGCGGCGGACACGGTTTTAGTGGATGTCGGGCTGAAGACTATTCTTATCGAAGGTAGAGACCTCTCGGCCCGTCTCGTGGATTCCTATCTCCAGCAGGATTTCGTAAATCAAACGGCATCCGAGGTGGTAACCACTATCGCGAGTCAATATGACCTAATCTGCCAAGTTACACCAACGCAAGGCGCTGTTGGTCGCTATTTTGGCGACGGGTACACCCGACTTTCTCTAGGCGATTTTTCTAGGATCCGTTCCAACTGGGATTTGATCGTAGAACTTGCCCGCGAAAGCAATTTCGATGTTTTTGTTAATGGCACGACGCTATTTTATCAGCCAGTCGTGAACATCTTGGACAGCGCCATCGAGTTGACCCCGGGGGACGTTTCCCTCCTGCGTGTTACGCGAAAAGTTTCATCCAGTTCCAATAGCGAGGTCAGAGTTCAATCCTGGAACGCCCAGCAGCAATCTTCCTACACCTCTTCCGGCGTGCTCGATGAAACAGGAGTTGCGATGGGAGGCTCTACCTCGCAGAGTTATCTTTTCTCCTCGCCCAATCTTACATCGTCTCAGGCTGACGCTTATGCTCAGAGATATGCCCGCGAGGTAGGGCGGCTTCAGACAGTTCTCCATATCGAAATGCCCTCCAGGCCTACATTCTCTCCAAGAACGCTAATCCAGCTCGTTGGATGCGGTGCCTCTATCGACGGGCTCTATCATGTTGATTCGGTGGAGCGACATTTTAGCGCGGTGTTCGGTACGAGCCAGACTATTCGGGCGGTTTCCTGGCCCATTGTGTAGGATTTTTTGGATCAATTTATGAAGCAGCGCATATGACCGACAGACTAACAAATGCGTTAAAGTCTCAGGCAGCGTCGCTGGATCGCTCATCCGGTCGGGCAAAGTTCGCGCTTGTCAGTTCCGTCAATTATCAGACCGGTTACGCGCGTGTCCTGATCCAGCCGGATGGAGTGCTGACCGGGTGGCTTCCGGTCTTGTCATCGTGGGTTGGAAGTGGTTGGGGATTGATATCTCCCCCTCAGCCAGGCGATCAGGTCTTTGTTATACCTCAGGATGGGGACGCCGAGCAGGGAGTTATAGTTGGGCGGACATATTCGAGCGCGCAAATGCCTCCCCCCGCTCCAGACGGAGAACTATGGATGGTTCATAAGAGTGGCAGCTACCTTAAAGGAACCTCTGATCAAGTCCGCTTGAGTCGATCTCGCAACATATCCTAGAATCCCCTCGCACCATCAGAGGATCGATTCGATGCACCAGTTGACGTTCG